TCTGAAGTCTTTCTTAAGTGAGAGATCACTCAACAATGACTTGAAATGTCCAGAGTGTGCAGCAGCAGTAGGATACTCTTTGATAATCAATTTACCTTGAGACTTCCTACCAATCTCATTGACTCTACTTTTGAATATAGCTTCAGGCATCTCACCAATCTCTTGGATATTAACATTCAAAAGATTAGCATCGATACGTTCAGCAATCTTTTCTTCTGCCATCTCTAGTGTGATGTAGAGGACATTATATCCAATAGAAAGACATGCTGCTGCCATATGACACATGAATAGTGACTTACCAACACCTGTACCAGCAAGAGCAACGTTGAGTGTCTTGTTAGGAATACCACCCTTGGTTACCAGATTCAACTTATCAATATCAAAGGGAATCTTGTGCTCTTCAAGGTGATAATAGTCGTATCTTTCGTCTACATTCTGTATGTAGTCGTGTCCGATGTGTTCATCAAACGATACTGCGAGAGCCTCTTGTAGGATACCTGGGATCGCCCCCTTTGATACTTCCTGTTCACCTGATCCCTCTGCGATTTTGATAGATTCAAGGAGGGCGTTGTAGACTGCCCTCTCCTGGCACCATTTCTCCGTCGCATCGACAAGCCACTTCGTCTCAATAAACTCTGTACCAAGCGAGTTAACATACGATACAGTTTGCGTATAAGTTTCTTCAGTAAGATCATTACGTTGAGTTAAATTAATGATTAGGACTTCTTTAGTCGGATACTTATCATACTTGTTAGAGAATTCTTGAATCTCTTCAAAGAGAACTCGCTCCGATGGTTCCTGAAAGTATTCACCTTTAATAAAGGGAACTACCTTACGAAAATACTCCTCATTGCAAAGCAGATTTCTCAATACAGAGTGTTCAAGCTTCTCCGTCATTATCTGCTCCGTACAAGAATGTCTTCTGTGCCTGTTTATCTAGTTGGGCAAGAACTTCGGGTGTAAAATAGTGCTCGGGGTCTTTCAAGATCTGTTTGGCATAGACTTTCTTGCCGTCAATTTCATATCGACCAGCAACATTCTTCCACAGACCTGCTGTCTCACCGAGCTCAAGCAATCCATAGTATTTTTCTAGACCACGTTCATCAAAGAAGAGTCTTGTTTCAATCTTGGAACCTTCTCGTGTCAAACGAGACTTTTTAGCCTCGCATTTGATAATGTTTCCGACGAGTACCGTTCCATCTTTCTCCTTTTTCTTTCCGAGATAAACGATTGTAGAGGCGGAATATTTGAGACCACTTCCTCCTCCCATTTCTTTTGCAGGAACGTAAGAACCGATGACATCATAGGTATGATTAGTAACTAACATAGGTATGTTAGCCATTCCCAACTTCAGGGTGAGCACTCTGAAACAAGACTTAATCAATTGAGATTTTGTCATGTCACGAACTTGTTTATCGTCCGTAGCGTCCTGCACTTCTTTGTTGGTGGCTAGCATACCAAGAGAGTCTAGCACAAACATCAGGGGTTTGCGATCCTGTTTAGGCGTTTCCATATATTTGTCGATGATCCTGACTGCCTGTGTCCTGAACTCCTCCACTGTATTGACAGGGAAGATGATCATACGTTTAGAGTCGATGCCACGACTCTCAATCATCTGCTTACTAATGGCAGACTCGGTTTCAAAATAAAGGACGCCAGCATCAGGATCAATATCAAGGAAATTACGAACGACAGAAAGGCAAAAGAAAGTCTTTCCAGTCCCCGATTCTCCTGCCAGGGCTGTAATTTTATTGGAAGGAATACCTCCAAAAATGCTGCCACTAACCAGGGCATTAAAGATATAACTGCCAGTATCAACAAAATCTTCAACGTCACCAGCAGCAATGCCGTCAGATGCACGAGAAGCAAACTCATTCTTGGTGTCCTTGAGAATAGAGGATAAGAAGTCCATAATTAAAGAAATGATAGTAGTGAAATAGTTTTTTCCGAGTCCCAACCGATACAGTTTAGCACATTTTTGAGAGGTTCATAGAATGATTTCTCAAATTGCATCTTGTGATCGATGTACTTCTCGATATTAAACTCTGTGGGTATTCTACCCATAAAGGAGATAGTATTCTCCATGATAGGATTAGGAGTTCTCAAATATAAGAACTTAATCTTCTCACCCTCTTGTATCAACGCATGTTTGTTCTCGATCTTATGTTTTCTCACGTAAAAATTGTACAAAAGAGCACCCCTAACGTGAATAGGTGTACCTTTGGAATAGATGTCAGTTCTTGACTTGTACTTGGACAGATTGTTTACACCACGAGGGAATGCAATGTTCTGATAGTCTTGTTTCTTGGTTTCTTCTCGCACGTCATCGATGAATTTAATAACATCATCGTTACTACCGTTGATAATGATAGTGTATGCCTTCAGAAGCTTGTCTCGGAAGAACGCAGGAGTAGATGAACGTGCCGTCTCCATACCACAGATCTTCATCTTGGGTTCAGAGTAACGAACACCCTCACTGTCCCAGACGTTGAGGATATATCGTTTCTTGGCGGTCCAGATGCCCTTGGAAGCGATGTTCTCCCGCTTCATCTTCATCTTCTGCGCGTATGCCCGAACATAAGTGGCGAGTTCTTGGTAAGAACTTTCAATAAACTTCTCAAATTCCACCTCACACACCTTGTTAAGGAACCCAACAATGACTTCATCATCTGCCTCTCGTCCCGCGAATACCTTCTGCACCAAAGGACCGAGGTTAAGATACATAGAATCGGTGTCGCAAGCAATAACGTAATCAATGTCATTTGTCTTCAGAATATTGTTCAAGTATGCATTGGTCTTGTCACTAATCCAACGGATAGACAACTGACCTGATAGTGTGATTGCTTCAGCAATCTCCAAACGAAAGTATCGAAAGTGTTCATTGCCAATAGCACCATAAGCAGAGTTGAGTTGGATCTTCCTTGCCATCTGAATGTTATTACAGCGAGAAATTTCTTTCTGTAATGCAACGGTAGGTGTCTTCTCATACTGCTGCTTGGCAGCGAGCATCTTCTTTTTGTAGATAGTTCGTTCCTGATAGATCTTCTCCATCAACTTGGGAAGGAACCCCTGCTTATTGGTGTTGTAATAGGTGCCGTTAGGGCACACTGTGACGCCCTCCAGGGAGCTTGTGTCTATTTCCTTGGCAAGTAGTTTCTCGACGTTTGCACTGGGGTGACGAGTCGGTAGCAGCGTCTCTGGCGAGAGGTTGTACTGCATAATGAGGTGAGGGTATAGGGAGTTGAGGTCAAAACTGACCACCCAGTCATAGATCCCTGGAATAGGTTCCTTAACATACGCTCCAGCATACTTTGCATCCTTTTGTGATTTACGTTTAGGTGGAATAGCAATCTTCTGACGTGCAAGATACACATAGATGATGTTATCCCACATACGGACCTGTGAATACACATCCTCAAAGTTTACTTTGGCATCATATGCCATGGTGACAGCTAGTTCTAGTAGTTTCATCTTGTCATCCAACCTGTCAACCAGGCGAACGTCAATGATGTTGTACTCTACAAACTTCTGCCAGTCATTTGTATAGAACTCTTTGAAGGTGTCATACTCACTGTGGTCTAGTTTCTTCTGACCTAGTTCTACGAATGCAATATGATCTAGACGATAAGACTCTTGGTTGGTGTAAGTGAACTTACGATACAACTCAAGATAGTCTAGTGTTGCCACACCAGTGATATCATAAGCAAGTTGCTCACGACCCTTGATAAAGATCCTACGTGGATAGATGTTCTTCCAAGGCGAGAGAAGCTTTGCTTCTTTCTCACCAAGGATACGCTCTATGCGACGAATAATATACGGCATATCGAACAGTTGTACGTTCCATCCAGTGATCACGTCAGGGCAGTTTGCCTGCCAGTCGTGAATGAATGCTTTCAGCAGACCTTCCTCGGTCTGGAACTGTAGGTATTGCACGTCCTTCTCTGTGTTCATGAAGGGACGTGAACCATACACTGTGATCTTGCCCGTTGTAGAGTCTTTAATGCTAATCAGAAGGATCTCCTGGTCTGCAGACTCGATGTCAGGGAAACCATTCTCGGCACCCGTCTCAATATCAAGAGTGAAGATACGAATCTGATTCATATCAAACTTCATGTCCTCATCAGGGTACGTCTCAAAGATGTACTGATTAAGGAAACGAGTCTGACCACAGATTTCATAGTCTTCCAGGTCTCGGTGTGCTTCCATAAAGGACTTTGCATCTACAATGCTGCCCTGCTTTACGGGGCGCACACTTCGACCGTCAAGTGTTTTCCATTCTTCCTTCACTCTAGAAGGAAGAAACAGTGTAGGATTAAACTTGACACGATCCTCAAAAGGCAGACCGTGGTCATACCCACGGACTAGGATCGTATTGCCTGTTTGCTCAACACTGGTGTAAAACTTCATTCAGATTTGATTTCGTAAAAAAGCGATGCGGTTTTGCTGTCAGGTTCAGCAATCAAGGTGATGTCTGAAGACCTGACCGCCAACTCACGGTCATCGGAGAAAGGTGGGAAGGTAGTAAGACCATCTTCCGTCACCTCACAGGGGTATTTTAGCACACAATCGGGATCCCCGAACTCAACTCCAGGAATCTCTTCAACTTCGCTGACTAACCAGCGACTCTCAAACCGCAGGAGCTTCAGCATTAGTTACCTCCTCAACTGCTGGAACAAATCCAGTGTCAGCAGCAGCTGCTGCCATCGCTTCCATCTGTGCTTGTTCTTGTGCTACTGCTTGCTCTACAGTTCTTGTATAAGCTTCTTCCAAACCAGGATCCACTGCTCCAACACATGTTACTGAAGAGAATGGAATTTTAAATTGTGTATCAATAGAGAATGGAAGCCACTTATTGAATCGAACTTGCACTTCTTGATTACCTGTCCCATTTCCTGGTTCTAGGTTCAAAGTGTATGGTCGAATCATGATGAGACAAATGGGCTTACCCTCTTTGTCATCTCCTTCACGTACTTCCTGAAGGTCACAAATGAGACGTTCGTGTGAACCAGACAGGACTACGATTGCGTTTGCCATAATAGAAAAGTATTGAACTGCTTTATTTTACCACAAAAAAATGGGGGTGTCAACTGGATTTTGCCAGTTACCCCCGTGCGGCGACGATATGTCTTTATTTAGTAATGAGATATTCTTTTTCGTTCTCATATATTTTAGTTTGACCAGACCAAAGTTTATATCCTTCAATCATTTCAGGTATCAACCATTGATCCACTCGATAACAATACTGCCAATTGGGTGGTTGGACGCAGTTAACTACCGCAACATTCCAGAAGGCTACCAAGTGGATAATTAATGATTTCATTCTAACAATAATTCTTTAGTACCAGCAATATCATAAACAATTTTTCTTTGATGCTCTGGAATATATTTGTTCAAGTGAACAATTAATAGACCATCTAGGAACGTAACCTCTCCAATTTTAACATCGTCCGCGAGTTGCCACGTATTAATAAAGGAACGCTTTGATACTCCACGGTGGAGATACTGGACATCAGGATCTCTTCTTGTATTTTTCGTGGCAACTTTGAGAATGTTTGATTCTGTAGATACTTCAATCTCCTCTGGTTTAAATCCTGCCAAAGCGATTTCAATAGTATACTTACTGTTGTCATGCTTGATTAAATTGTAAGGGGGGTAGTTTGTATTATGATTTGACATACTATCTAGACGATGAAAGATATCATCGAGCCCTACAAAGTGTGGGGAATATAAATCCCATGCAAACTTATCCATTAGTAACTCCTATATTAGCGAGTGTTTTTGTGTGGACCCCGAAGGCATCCGTTGGCGTAAAAGGGGGACCTAGGTCCCTCTCCTTCTACAATATTAATTATAAAAGCACATAAAAAAAGTGTGGTAGTATTTACCACACTTTTAAGATTAGTTTACTACACCTCGGTTTTCTTGCGACCGATATTGTATTTGGATTCTAGGATCCAATCGTCTTTATCTTTAAATGATAGCACCTTAATTTGATTCAAGGGTGCAATGTCTTCAATGCGTTCTGCTTCGACTACAGATACGAGACCCCAGTCTGACAACAGTTGGGTAATACGATTCCTTCGTTGAACATCATTAACAGTAAAGTTTGTTTTTTTGCCATCCAATGCAAACAACTCTTTAAAATGAACGATGTAATATCTACCCTGCTTGTGCAGAATATGACATGATTGATATAGCTTGCGTTCTTTTCTTGAAGCAACACCAATACGGGTTAGTGTCTCACGAACCTTCAGAAAATCGTCTGGTTCAGACAGACTCACTTCCACCATATCAGAAGGTTGCCATTGTACTTCAATTTCAGTGCTCATCTTGTTCCGCCTGTATCTAATAGTTTTGCTATTTTTTCAAGATCAGAATTCGTGAGAATTCTTAAAGCGGCAAGTGCTTTGTTATGGTTATATCCATAATATTGCTTCACCAAGTCAAGATGCTCAAGAGTTTCCTTCTTCGCCCAAGGAGCGAAACGCT